GGTCCGATTGACACTGGACAGATCAAAAAACATATGTCAGTAGGTACAACAGATACTAACTCAGCGGGTCAATCAGCTTATATTGATCATGTAGTGGGTATTACTTTTGCAAGAGTAGGTAGTGTTGCATCAGCAGGTGAAGGTTTAGTTCAGTGCACATATGCACAAGCTAATAACTTTACTAACTAATAAATAATTTACTTTCAGGGAGTGATGTAATGATCACTCCCCTAGAGTAGGAAGGAAATAAAAATGGCCGCAGTAGGAACAACTAATACACAATTCGATGGTACTAAAAGATTAATAGTATCTACAACGTTAATGCCCACAGAGGCAGCAGGTGAATTTACATTTACTATTGATGTATCAGCATTAAATAATCAAAGATTTCCAGCAGTAGCTAATTCAAGTCCAACAGCTATACCTTGTGTTTCTTTGTCTTTACAAAGAATCTGGTATTCTGTATCAGTCGCAGCAAAAGCAGATTCTGTAAGTATCGTAGGAGATGCGACAGCAGATTTACCTTACATAACTTTAGACGGTAATGGATCTAAAGACTTTACAATGATTGGTGGAATACATAATCCAGCTCTTGGAACCGGGGGTTCTACAGGCGATGTAATTATTAGATCTGGTGATGGTACAACAGCTACAACAGTTGGTGATTCAATCTCAATCCACATGGAGTGGTTAAAAAATTACTAGGAGGTTAAATGTCAAACGTTACTTCCCAAGCTTATCAATTTGATCAAGACTTTTCTATTGATGAGATTATCTCAGACGCCTATGAACGTATAGGTTTAGTTGGTACTTCGGGACATCAACTTAAAACAGCTAGAAGATCTTTGAACATTCTATTTCAAGAATGGGGTAATAGAGGTTTACATTTCTGGGAAGTTGGAAATACAAACGTTACATTAACTCAAGGATCAACTACTAATGTAGATGCAACAGCTCAAGGTTCTGGTACATATACTTTTTATAGAAATGTGTCAGATGCACCTAACGTAACGCCAGGTTTAGGAGAACCACCTCAAGCCATTACTGCACCCACAAATAGTATTTATGGTATCACAGATATTTTAAATGTTGGTTTTAGACAAAATTATAATACTACATCTCAATCAGATATTGCTTTATCTAAAGTAGATAGATCCGCTTATTCTGGTACCGCTAACAAAGCAACCGTTGGTACACCTTCACAATTTTGGGTTCAAAGATTTATTGATAGAGTTACTATAACTATTTACCCATTACCTAATGCATCAGCTGCAGCCACAACAAGTAAATTAATGGTTTATTATGTTAAAAGAATTCAAGACGTAGGGGCATTTAGTAATGCGACAGATACACCTTTTAGATTTGTCCCATGTATGGTTTCTGGTTTAACTTATTTATTATCTCAAAAGTTTGCACCAGAGAGAACACAAGAATTAAAATTGTTTTACGAAGATGATTTAGCAAGGGCTTTATCTGAAGATGGATCTCCATCTAGTACATACATAACCCCTAAAACTTATTACCCTAATATCTAATGGCTACTTATTCCAAAGGTTCTAGAGCATTGATGATCTCAATGAGATCAGGGGCCGCGTTCCCTTATAATGAGATGGTACAAGAATGGACAGGAGCTTGGGTTCATAATTCTGAGTTTGAAGCTAAGCAACCACAACTTACACCAAGACCCGTGAGCGCTGATGCACAAGCCTTGGAACATGCATATCCAGCAAGAACAGAATTTGGTGTTTTAGATTTATTAATGTTTAATCCATTTGAAACATACCAAGTTGGATCAGGAATTGTAAATGTTAATTTACCAGGACATAAATATGAAACAGGAGATATAAAAAGATTTAGGGGTGCTCCAGGTATAGCTGGAAATTATAATATACCCGATAATGTTAATGGTATTACAGGAGCAGTTATTGCAAGAAGTACAGGATATGCTATAACAGTAGGTAAATATGTAACTGGAGCAACTGATGCTACTCAAACTAATTGGTTTTGGTTTACAGCCGCAACAAATGCTACATCAACAGGAAGAGGAGGAGGTTACCCCGTAGGAGTTGGGCCCGTAACCTTAGAAGCATAATTATGGCATACACTTACGCAACTTTAACAACCGCAATTAGAGATTATACTGAAGTAAGTGCTACTGTATTTACACAAGGTTTAATCGATGACTTTATTATGTTATCTGAAAATAGAATTAGTAATGATTTACCTATGGATGCAGATAGATTTGTTCAAGAAGGGACAATGGCAGCTGATGTAAATAATATAAGAGTACCAGCAGGAACTTTATTTGTAAGAGGGGTAGAAGTATTTAATGCAGCCAATACCACGGAACAAGGTTTCTGGTTAGAAAAAAGAGATCAAACATTTTTATCTGAGTATGTAGGAAGATTAACAGGACCCGAAGGTTCTGCTACTGCACAAGATGTAACAGGAACGCCTAAATATTATGCTATGTTTGGTGGAGCAACTGGATTAAGTGATACTACTTCAGGTTCTATTTACTTAGCACCTACTCCAGATGTCAATTATTTCTTTAGAATCTATTATAATAAGCTTCCAACAGGATTAGCAGCGGGTAATACGACTACTTATATAAGCAATTATTATCCAGAATTAATTTTAAATGCTGCTTTATCACAAGCATTTAGTTTTTTAAAAGGGCCAACAGACATGTTGACATTGTATGAAGGAAAGTATAATAATCAATTACAAAAGATTGCGGGAACGCAATTAGGAAGACGAAGAAGAGATGATTACACTGACGGAACTGTCAGAATTAAAATTGATTCACCGTCACCATAAACTAGGAGAAAAAATTTATGACAATAACATCTGCAATAGCAAACTCATTCAAAGTAGAAATTTTACAAGGTGGTCACAATTTTAATGACGCAAGTGGAGCACCCACAGGTAATGCATACAAGATAGCTTTATATTCAAGTGACTCAGCTTCACTAAGTAAATCAACAACTGTTTTTACTGCTGCTGCAGACAATAATGCAGTTCCAACAAACACTCTTGAAGTTAGTGATAAAACTACTAATGGGGGTTCAACTGCAACAGGTTATACAGGCGGTGGAAAAGCTTTAACAGCAAGTGCAGATCCAGTTTTAAGTGGAGACACAGCTTGTGTTAAATTTGCTGATATTTCTTGGACATCGGCTTCATTCACAGCAAGAGGTTGTTTAATTTATAATTCAACAGCAGTAACAGGATTCACAACAAACAGAGCAGTGTGTGCCGTTAACTTTGGTGCAGACAAAACTGTAACAAGCGGAACTTTTACAGTTCAATTCCCAGCACAAACTGCAAGTAACGCAATAGTTCAAATAGCATAGGGAGTAAATCCTTATGGCTAACACTTGGAACCAATCCGGAACCACCTGGGGTCAAAATACATGGGGTGAACAATCCGATGTTGAATTAACTCTTACAGGTTTATCATCACAAACTGCAATAGGTTTATTAGATATTGAATTACAACCAGGTTGGGGTACTTTAGATTGGGGTGAAAATGGTTGGGGTACTGTTAACTCAGCTGTATTTAATTTAACAGGTTTTTCTTTAACATCATCGGTTGGAACTTTAACTGCTGAAAATGTAATGGGTTTAACAGGTCTATCCGCTCAAACAACGGTAGGATCTTTAAGTGCTAAATCAGATCTTTCACTTTTATTACCAAATTTAGGTTTAGTTTCTTCTACTGGATTATTGGAAGTTGATGATCATTCTGTTGGATTAACAGGTTTATCCGCAACAAGTGCAGTAGGAGTTTTAAATCCTGCAGATGTTATAGGCATAACCGGTTTATCAACTCAAAGTACAGTGGGTAGTATAACTATTTCATCTAACCCAATTCATCTTTTAACAGGGCTGTCGGCTACAACCACATTAGGTACATTGGTCGCTACTCCAGAAACTTTTGTTACTTCCTCAGGGCTAACGGCTACAAGTGCCATAGGCACTTTAACAACAACTCAATTAACAATTGCTAGTTTAGATGGACTTGGGTTAATAGCTAATTCTGCCGTCGGTGCAAGTGGTGTAATAACTCTAGGTTATAAAGATATTACCGGAACACAGGCTGCTAGTTATAGCAACATATCAGCAACACAAAGTGCTAGTTATAGTGACGTTAATAGTATATAAACGTTATTGACTTTATAAGTAATATAAATTAAAGATCTAATTAGGAGAACAAAATTTATGGCATCAACATACACGGATCTCGGCCTAGAGTTAATGGCAACCG